TTATCTTGCCCAGGACTGTCCCTGCGGAGAGCTTATAGCCCTGAGCGATTGTGATGCGTATCCTCGCATCTACTCCGTGACCACTTGCCAAAAAGGTTCCAGGCATTCAAACATCACCTCCTGAATTTATTTTTTGTTTTCCTCTAATACCGCTGGCTTCTTGGGGATGACATAACTCGCCATCCGCTCAGCCAGCTCTTCGTTGACCTTCTCTTCCGCCTCTTTAGGAGACATCGTCTTGGATTTCTCCTCAAAGAGGTCGTGAGCAGGACGCGCCTCTATGAGCTTGATAGCCTTTTCCATCTCCTCATCAGAGAGGGAGAGAAGGTATTCAGCCCAGGCGTCCTTTTCCGCTGGGAGGAGCTTGCCCTTCTCAATGTAGGAGTTGACGAGAGACCAAACTCGCCTCTCTTTCTCCTCAGCGAGCTTCTTCTGGAGTTCCTTCTCCAACTCCGCTATCCTCTCCTTGAGCTGAGCATTCTCCTCCTCAAGCGTCTTGACCTTCTCTTCTAACTCTTTCACTACCTCGTCATCTCCTTTCTCTTGGCTTTCTATGAGTTCCGAGAACTCTGGTGCCTCCTTGCCAAACTCCTCGTAGTGGCGTCGGAGATGGTTATACACCGCCTGCTTATCCTCAGCGGGTATATCAACGCCTCCTCTTGCCCCTTTGAGCGCCGCCATTGCGGCCACCACGCCACGCCAGACAACCTCAAATTTACCCGTCTTCGTGTCAAACTCGTGATGAGGGAGCTTATAGGAGCCGAAGTCCTGCGGGTTCTTATCGTCATACCAAGCGAAGCCCTCACGATACTTTGACCAATCTATCGTCTCTTTTGTACCAGAGCCATCGGAGGACGCCCACTTGCGTAGGCTTATCTCGGCTTTCTGAGCATCCCAGGGGTCACTATCGTCAAGAGCATATTCCATCGTGTGGCGGACAGCTCCGAATTCCTCAATCTCCATCTTCTCCGTTTCCTCTGCGAGCTTCTTGAAATGCTCGGAAAGCCATCCAAAAGCCGAACTCATCGCATCCTTCAATGCCATCACTATCACCTCCTTTCCACTGGAGATTTTCTCGAAAAAACGAGCCACCCCCAGTCCTCTCACTTTCTTGACTTGGGGGTGCGCTACTATTGCGATAGCCCTTAAAGCCTTGCCATAAGATGTCTTCGTCTCCTCATCAACGAAGTCCATATAAATCTCGCAGGAAACCTTCTTCCAAGTGCCACGCTTGATTTTCTCAAAAGCCTCAGGTTCAGTGATGACCGCATCGGCGTAGAGCTTGCCTTCCTTCTCATAGACATTTGTCACCCAGCCCACGATGGCGTTAGCGTCATCCGTGTGGTTAACCTTAAGGGGAACCTCAAGCCCAACCTGATTTTTTAGGATTGCGAAGTTCTCGGCGATTTTCTTGACATCTTCCTCTGTGAAGGCGGTGCCACGATAGACGCCTGGAGCAAATACCTCCATCCCATAGATGTTGAACTGCTCTTCGCCTTCGCCAAATCTTTCAATCTTGACCTGATAGGGGTCGGAAATAAAGAATTGTTCGTTCATTCAGTGAGCCCTCCTTTCCAATAGTTTTCTGATGGCTGTAAAGAACCACGAGGGGACGAGTTTCCCCATAAGGGGAAGTTCAGGGACTTCTTTTGACACTGGAACCCTCGCAAGCGTCCCAACAAGTGGCTGGATATGACATCTGCATTGATAGTGGAATGGTGGAAGGAAACCTTGCTCGAGCTTGGAAACCTCAATCACTTTCCCGTCCATCCTCGCACAGTCCTCGCAAGTGAAGGCATCGTGCGCCGCTATGATACGGACTTTCTCAACCCCAGCTTCAACAATCCCCACCCAGTGTCCAAGTTCGTAAGCAACATTCACCTCTGTGGCGGCGATATTCCTTGCTCTCGCCATTCCTAAACCTACTTTTTGATGGATATTCTCAGCAATGTCATTGGGATTAAGCCCTTCCTTTATGCCATCCAATACGATGCGTTTGATTTCTTTCTTCGTCGTGTTCTCCTCTATTTTCACCTTCTCCGCCACCACTCGTTGGAGCAAAGACCATATGTGGGGTGCAAAGGGAGGTTCTTGAAGCATATAGGGAAGGAGATAGTTTTTCATTCGCTGGTAGCCTCGTAGGAACGCTGTCCACATAGCATTAAAAAGAGATTGGAAGTAATTCTCTTTGAGCCCAGCGAAATTCACCTTGTCGGCATTTTCTATTGGCGCCCCCTCAGCGGTCTCTCTCTGAATGAGATAAGTTCTTGTGATAGCGTATTGCTGATAGCAAACGAGGAGGTTTTGCTCCATCTCGTCAATCTCTCTTGGTGGCTTCAAAACTGAATTGAACTCCATCATTTCCTCCCAGCCTCCTCAGGTGGCGTTTCCTCTATCCCCTCAGGGTAAGTCTCCTCTATGGGAGGGGTTTCTGGCGTCGGCGTAGGAGATTGCGTCGGAGGTGGAGAATAAGGCGGTAGATGGAGAGCCTGACGCAAGATATTCTCATCATCAGTCGTCCAATGCATAGCCCCAACGGAGTAGAGACGGAAAACGGCATCAATGATAGGCTGGGGTTCAATCGGCTCATCAAAGACTACCTCGCCCCAATCATCTAATTGCCCAAAATTCAATGATATAAGTCGCCTAAACAATTGCTCTTCTAAAACTGCCTTCAATTCCCTGATGATACCGCTCAACATCTTTTGAAAAACTTCTTGGTGGACAGTCGCCTGAGCTCTCGTTCCATATTGAGCCTCCGAGACGAGGAGGGAGGGAATGAGAAGAGCTCGCAAAATGAGGACATCTTGATAGCGGATGGCATTCTCATAGAAATCGCCACGCCCCTCAATTTCTTGGAATTTGATATCTGCTCCACCCGAATAAACCAAAGAATTGCGATTGTGTAAATCCTCAAGGATATGCCTCATCGCCTCTATATACCTTTCCTCCCGCTGATGGATAGGACACCAAACATCCACTTCCGCTTGCGGGAGGGAGGCGATAGTAAGGGGAGTGGCAAGTCGTTCAAGATGGATATTCCAGCGTTGCTGAAGGAAGATTTTCGTCATCCAGGGGACATATGCGGGTCTGAGAAGGGAATTCCCGTAGGGATTTCCAAAGTCGGATTGAAAAGACCAAAGGATAATCCGCTCAAGGGGAAGGTCTATCGCTTCCGTTCCAACTCGCTGTTTTATTTTCACGATATTCCCCTTCTCGTCAACCTCAATCCCCCCATAAACCGAGATGGGATTAATGACCTTCACCTTTTTCAATCCGATTTTCCCCTCTTCCTTCAACGGCTGATAAACGATTTCCGCCACCGAGAAGCCTGCCCAGAGAGCTGAGAGTAAATCCTGAACAACATCTTGGAGAGTTCCCTGCATTGCCTCAAGGACATTCTCAACGAAGAGCTGAACCTCTGGGTATGTCTCATTTTTGTAGCCAACGAGACGGGATAGAATGGTATTGCGAATGAATTCCACCCCTGCCCTTACCGTCGGGTCGGAACGATACATCGCCCAATAGACCCAAATGTTTACCTCTTCGGCAAAAAGATAAGGGTATCCTGCCCCCAATGGGTAGAGTGCCCCCATTGGGTAGTATGACCAAATTCCAAGCGGTGCATATTGACTTATTTCTTTCATATAACCCCCAAAAGAAAAGAGCGGGAGACCGAAAGGTCTCCCGCTCTTCGGGTCAACCTCAATGTATATTATAACGCTTTTTATCTGTTTGTCAAGTCAATATTTTCTCTTAATCGCATTTGATAAGCAATCAGCTTCCCATCTTGGATTATCAGCTCAATTGAGCCATAACGAAGCCCACGATTTTCCACAAACCAATGAACCAAGCATTCCATCAGCTCCTTCAGCTCCTCTGGCGCTTCCGCAAGCTCAAGAACCTTGTTCACTTTTCACCTCCAAGATAGTAAAGCCCATCTTTATTGACGAAATGCTCATCTAACAGCTTGAGGAAATCTCCGAAGCTCTTCAACCCAACCTTCCCGAGATGCCCGATATCCACTCCCGTAAGTAAACACCAGCCCATAAACTTGCTCCATAGCCAGCGCCCCTCTCGCTCTCGGCTCTCGGGAGGAAGCCCTTGCAAGGTCTCCTTTGCCCATTTCACCACATCAGCGAGGTCTATCTTCCGCTGGGATATGCTCATTTTATCACATCCCCAAATATGCTCTTCCCTCCTGCCACTTCAAACTTCACACCCATCCTCAACCCCGCACAAGCCAACGCCAAAGCCCAAGCTGCATCATCGTGTCCCTTCGCTGAATAACTCTCCCGCTCTATTGAATGAAGCTGTAAAACCAACTCCTGATGTCTCGGTATCTTCAGCTCTCCTTTCTCAAATAGGCTCTTTAAGTTCGTCATCAGGCTCTCCTTGACCGCTCTTGTGAAATTCACGCCCTCTACGAGATTGCCCCAGCGCCTCTTCAGCTCCTCCGCTAATGGCATACCCATACCCGTCGCATCTACATAGACCTTTATCGGCTTATAAACCTTGATGTAATCCTCTACCTTCGTAAAAGTCTCGTTGAATGGTATCTTGAAGAGGATGTCCAACTTATGAAGGAATGAAAACCCTTGAAATGGTTGGAATACTATCGCTATTGCTGTCGCATCCCTGGTTCGCCCTATATCCACACCAATATGGAAGTAGCCGTTTTTCGTCCCCGCTACAACGGGAGGAAGCTCGTCCGATATGACATTGAGAAGGTCGTCATAGGTGAAGAAGGCACCAACATCAGAGAGGAACGAGCACTCATATTCCTGTTGAAATCCCTCTATCGTAGGGAATGAAGCGAAAATCTCCTTTAAGGCTTGCGTCCCAAATTTCTCCACCCGCTCCTCCGTTGTCATATTCTCCGCTTCCTGCATCGCCCTCACGAGGTCGGTAGTAAATACAGGGCAATGCCACCAGGGGACTCTGAACCGCTTATATTGGGGATACTTCTCTTTGTTTGTGTAAATCTCGTAGAATAGCCCTCTCGCTCCCAATGGCGTTGAGGCGATATGCACTTCATAGCCCCGTGAGGCAAGAGGGAGAGCCGCTATGAATATCTCCTCATCCTCACGGAAATGAGCGAACTCATCAAGGAAAAGATGACCAGATTTGCCCCTCAACCCAGATGAGCAAGGGAGGGAAAGAAGCCGTGAGCCGTTGGAAAAGGCAATCTCCTGAAGACTATCCCGCACGAGGCGAATTTTTTTTCTTATCTCCTTCGGCTGGGAGTGATAGAGTAAGCGGGCATACCTGATTTTCTCCTCCGCATCCCGCTGGTTAAGGGAAAGATAGAGGGCGGAATAGCCAGGCTCGGATAGGGCACGCTTGAGCCCCCGCCAGGCGAAGGCGAAGGAAAACCCCACCTGCCGAGCTTTCACTGTGATGGTAAATCGGCTTTTCTCCTGCAGGAAGGCGAACTGGTAAGGATATATTTCCATCCTCAATTTTATTATAGCATTGATGGAATTTCTTGCAATTCCGAAAATTAGGCAACATAGTGGCGAGAGAAGCTTCGGAAAAGAAAAGAGATATGCCCTCTGCCCTGGTCTTGAATTTTTGCAGGGCAATGAAAGGTCCTCCTCAACGAGAGATGTCAATCCTCCTGCTTCGGACCGCTGGGCTCCCCACCCTTACAAAATCACCATCCCTCTCCAAGCCATCTCCTTCCCCACTTGCACTATCTCCCTCCTCTGGGACGAGAACCAGAAAT